CTCTGCACCCGCCTGCTCCGTGTTCAGGGTCCGGCGCAGCTCCTCGCGCGCCAGAAAGGCTTGACGCCGCCGCATCAGGTGCCCGCCATCACGACCCAGTTGGTGCCGTCAGACACCAGCAAGGCCCAGTTGCCCGCCGTGCCGGTGGCGATGGCCGTGCTGGCCGCGCCGCCCGCCTTCGGAACCACGTTCGACGTGGCCGAGTTCAGGGCAAGCGCCTGGGTCGTCTTCATCAGCAGAATGCGCCCCGCGTTGAGCGCTGCGCTCGGCAGGGTCGCCGTGCAGGCCGAGCCGGTCTTGTTGTTGATGATGACGGTTTCGGTGTCCGCGACGGTGAAGTCAGCCGTCTTGGTCACAGGCGCCGTGGTGAAGAGGGCGCCGAGGGATTGCAGCGAGCCGATAACGACCCGCTGCTCCTTCATCACGTCCCAAACGTCGCCGAGAGGCATCAGCGGCCGCCTTTCTTGCCGCCCTTACCGGACGCTTCCTTCGGGGCGGTGGAGTTGGTCTGTTTTCCCATGATCCGGGTCTCCTTGTGAAAAAGGCGGGGCCGCTAAGCCCCGCCGATGCATCAGGTCGTCTGGCGAACGATGTAGTTCACGTAGACCAGCGCCTTGCCGGTCGTGCTGTCGGTGTTCACGATGTCGCACGTGATCCGGGCGGGCTTCTCGAAGTAGAGGTTCGCAGCCGAAACCACGTCCCCTGCGATGTGCCCGACCGCCGCGTCGATATCCAGCGCGGCCTCGGTGAAGGCGTTCGGGTCGGAGGTCAGGCCCCCTTCCGAGCGGTCGAAACCGATATCCACCTGTTCGTTGCCGGTGCCCGACCATGCGGTCAGGATGCCGATGCCGGAGGCCACGATGAGCGACCCGCCGGGAACCCAGCCCAGTTCGTAAACGCCGGTCAGATCGGCGTTCGTGATGTAGCGGCTCAGGGTATGCACCACGTTCTGATGAATGACCTGGCCTTTGCCTGCGTTCAGTCCCATCTGTCAGCCCTCCTTATGCTGCGGTCGGGCGCGCGGCATACGTCGAAACCACGATGGTCCCGAAGTCTTCCGCGTTGGTGGCCGAGTTGTCTTCCGGGATGTATTTGGTCTTCTTCAGACCCCAGATCGCCCCGGCGGCGACGCCGAACTGGTTCCCGTAGTCGAACATCTCCTCGACCCAGGTGTATTTCGTCGCGCCGTTCTCCGACCCGAAGGCGATGGCCGCCGCCTGCGCACCGCACAGAACCGCGCGGCGGGTGTTGGAAACCGCCGTCCCCGCCGTCGAATGGACACCGTTGGTCACGCGGGCGGCCTTGTGCAGGATGACCCCGTTATAGATGCCAAGGGCGCCGGTGAAGATCGGGTTGTCCTTCACGTCACCGCCCATCAGGGCCGCCTTCTGGATGTCCTGCCACTGGCCTGCGGTGGTGTTGGTCCGCAGGTCGTAGACCTGATCGTCGTGCAGGAACATGACGTAGTAGTCGTTCCCGTCCTGGCTGATCGGACGGATCATCGGCCCGGTGCTGTTCTCGATGGAGGCGGTTTCCGCGTAGTTGCGGGCCACATCGATATAGGTCAGGTCGAACTTGTCCGAGGTCGTCAGCGCCTGGTCGGTGGACTGGTTGCCGGCCCGGATGATCCGGTTGGTCGAGGGCGCGATCACCGCATTGCTGCCGGTGAAGCGGGTATCCGAGACTGCGGTGTTGCCGCAGATCTGGTTGAAGAACGCCACGTCCATGCGGCGCGCCCACCAGTCGGCGAGGCGGTCACGGGACACCCGGCGCAGGTTATAGGGAACCCGCTGTTCGGTTATGCGGCCCTTGACGCGGGTCGCGTGGCGCAGCTGGTCGATGCGCAGGTTGTCGTCGTAGAACTGGAGGGCTTCCTCGTTGCCTTCCAGCGTGGCGTCACCCTGGACGCCATCGCCCTGCATCTGGACGTTCAGCCCGCAGGTGATGTTGTCCCCGGCGGACTTTTTCAGGTCCACCTTTTCCATGATCAGCGAGTCCTCGGTCTGCCCGATGAACTTGCCGATGAACGTGCGCCGGATCGCCTCTGCCGCAAGGTCTTTCGACCAGACGGATACCGCGAGGGGATGGCCGACGCCAAAGGTCGTTTGCGCCATGACATGGCTCCTTTTGCGTGTTGATGTTCGATGAAGCGCTCACCGTGACGCCGGAGCCGGGCGGGGCGTGTTTTACGTCTACGCGGGACGAAGCGCCGAAGCGCGGGGTGGTCCGGGCTTAGCCGCCCATGACCTTCTGCATCATGGCGTCGCGCTCGGCCTTGGGCATCTTCGCCAGCTGGGCCTCGCTCATCTTCGCCAGTGTCTCGATGGTGATCCCGCCGTCATTCGACGGGCCGCCTGCGGTCGCCATGCTCTGCGTCTGGCGCTGCGCCTCGGCCAGAGCGTTGACCTGCGCCGCCGCCTGCTGTGGAATGGGATCCTTCGCCGCCTGCGCCGGGGAATAGCCGCGCATCCTGGCGTAGCTGTAGAACACCTCGCCCGGGTTCTTGCCCTGTTGGTAGGCCTGCCCGACGATGGCGCGCACATCGACCTCGATCTGCTGGTCGATCTGCTCCGGCGTATTGCCGTAGAAGGCCAATTCCTCGCGCCGCACCTTCACGGCATGCTGGAACGCCTGATCGTAATCCGGCACAGTCGCCTTGAACGCGGCCACGTCCTGATTGACGCGGGCCATGATCTGCCGCTCCTGCGCCTGCTCCTGCGTCAGGCGTTCGGCCTCCGCCTTTTCGGCGGCGCGCTGCTTGATCTGGTCGATCTGGAACTGCTTGAACGCCTCGGGCTGCAAAACCGGGTCGGGGACCACGATCTCGGCGGGCGGGTTCAGCTTGGCTTCGATGGCAGCAAGCTTGGCCTGCAATTCCTGGTAATTGGCCTCTGCGGCCTTCCGCCGCTCGCGCTCCTGATGCAGCGCCCCCTGCGGCACCATGCCCGGCGGGGGCTTATCCGGCTCTGGCGCCGGGGTTTCCGCAACTGGCGCGGGCGTTTCTGCCGGGGCTTCCGGCGCTTCCACCACATCGGCGGCCTCGACCGGTGCGCCGGTGTCGGCTTTCATCGCCTCCATCGCCGCGCTTTCGTCGGCGGTCATGACTTCGCTCATATTTCCCTCGTTTCGTGGGGGTTACGGGGCGCTGGCCGGGCGCGGTTGGGCCATTCCGGGCATCGCCGGAGGTTGGATAGGCGCGACGGCTTCCCGCTGCGCTTTCACCTGGTTCAAGATCGTCTGGCTCTGGTTTTCCTCCGCCTCGGACTGCGTTTTCAGCACGTCCGCCTGCGCCGCCTGCATCGCAAGCTGCTGCATCGGGTCCTGACCCTGGCTCTGCTTTTGCTCCGCCGCCTTGGCGCGGACCTTTTCGGCGAAGCTGGACGGCAGCGGGCTGTATTCCAGCACGTCGGCCCAATCTTCCAGCCCAAGGCCGCCCTGTTGCAGGATCGGCATCATCTTCTCGATGACCGACCACGCCCGCTCTTTCTCGTTCGGCGCCGCCGGGCTGTCATCGACGATAACGTCGTATTTCCGCGTCCCGGTTTCGGTGGCCAGCGACACGTATTGCGCCAGGCCCTCGCGAACGATCCGCACCAGCCGCCCGGTCGGGGCGATGTGGTCGCGCAGGAACGACAGGATGACCTCACCCTGCGTCTTGCGGTAGAACCGCAGGCTGTCGAAGTAGGTCGCCAGCGTCGTCATGCTGGCCTGCCTGCGCTGATATTCCAGCACCCCGGCCTGCTGCCTGTCGGCCATGCCCATCAGCTCAAGCGAGACGCCGCTGGTGTCCCGGATCGTGCTGATCGCGAACTGCGTCAGCTGCATCAGGGCCGCTGGCATCTGCACCTGCGGCTTGGGCTGGATGCGCCCGGCTGAAAGCGCCCCGTTCGCCACCGCTGTTGCGCTGTCAGCCGCCGCCCAGCCTTCCTCGAATGCCTGCGCGTCCAGCACTGCGCCCTGCTCATACATCACGCCGCCCTTGGCGTTGGCGTTGATGATGTGCAGCGTCTGGCTCAGCCACTTGTTGGCGTATTTCTGCGGGTCCATCATCACCCGCAGCAACCCGTAGAACCGCTTTTCCGTGCGGTCATAGTTGCCGGTCATCGCCTTGAATGTGCAGCCGTCCTTGCAGGGCTGGTTTTCCAGCAGGATGCCGTCGCGGCCCAGAAACGCCTGTTTCCAGACGTATTTCGTCATCGGGCGGTTCGGGATCACCGTGTCGATGGGCATCACCTTGCCCAGCTTGTCCCAGTCGGCCTTGGGCATCTCCTTCCGCCCGCCGTCCTGCGGATCGACATACTCGACCGACCGGACCTTTTCGCGCCACTGGACCTGAACGACCGTCACGGTGCCGTCGCTGGCCTGCCCGTCGTCCTTGCGGCCCGAATTGTATTGGTCGCCGACCAGCGTTTCGTGGCTCTCGCCATCGTCTTTCGCCTTGCTGATCCAGTCGGCGTTGATCTCGGCGGCATCCTTGCCGGGGAACATGTCCTCGGCCTCGGCCAGTGGGATTTGCCGCACCCGCGCAACCCGGCTGGCGTCCTGCAGCCCCTTGCGATGCGCGTGGCAGTCCCAGCACATTTCCAGCGGATCAAGCCTGACGACGCGCGGCGCGCCTTCAGGATCGGCCATGTAGTCCAGAAGCGTCTCGGTCCAGCCCAAGCCCGCAACCAGCATGTCCTCGAAGGCCTGCGTCTCCTCGTCCTCGGCGTTCGACTCGTCGCGGAACCATTCGGCCCCGGCGGTCAGGATTTCATTCGGCTTGGCGTCGCCGATCTCGCGGGGGATGAACCGGACTTCGGTGCGGTTGTTGATCTCGGACCCGGAGACCGACGCGATGATGACCTGCACCCGGTTGAAAACCACCGGCACCCGCTGGTTTTCCTCCAGCTTGGCCTTTTCCTCCTCGGTCCACTGGTGGCCGTCCTTGAAGGCGTATTCCTTCTCGGCCTCCTCGCGCCACTTGGACAGGGCGCGCCAGTCGGACTGGACGCTGGATTTCAATGTTTCAAAGTCCATCACGCCGCCCATGCGTTGCCGCGCTTGCGAGGCGCGGGTTTGGCCGCCTGTGGGCGGTAGCCGATCACCAGATACCGGAACGCATCAGCGCCGTGGCTGGCCCATGAATGCATCGGGCGCGGCTTGAACGCCTTCGCCTTTTCATCCCACTCGCGCTGGTATTGCCGCAATGCCTCGACCCCTTTTGCGCAGTTGGCCGCGTCGAACCATGCCGCAGGAAGAAAACTGCGAACCGCCTGGATGCCATCGTCCAGAGGAATGCTGTCCGCGATGGTGATATCCCTGAGGCCAAGCGCTTCCAGCGTTTCCACGCGCGTTTTGCCCGTGCCCAACTCCCGCACCCGTGCGTCGTGCGGCAGGATGTGTGGACCGTAGATGTAGGGCTTGCCCTTGAGGATGCCGACGTAGTGATCCAGCCCAACCCCGCTGGCCTCGTAGTAGTCGATGATCCGCTTCTGTGCGCCGTGGAACTGCGCGAACCAGATAGCCGTGGTGTCCCCGATGCCCAGGTCCCAGGCGGTGTAGACCGGCAAGGACGGCTCGTAGGGCACGGCGGTGATCCTGTTGGCATCGGTAGCCGCGCGCATCTCCGCGCCGTAGTAAGCGCCGAGGATCGCGGCCTCGAAACTGCACTCGAACTCCTGCTCATATCGGTCGTCGCCCATTGCCCGGCGGGCTTCGTCAAGCTCTTCCTGCGGCAGTATCCCGGTCTGGGACGCCTTCAGCACCATCGAAAACCACTCCGGGCTGTTGGCGGCGTGGCTGTGGATGTCCCAGAACTCGTTCTTGCCCTTTGGCGTCCCCATGAAGGTCGCCCGACCCTGCCGGTCTGCCAGCGCGGGGCGGATCACCATCGGCCATGCGTTTGGCGGGAAATCGGCGGGCTCGTCCAGAGCCGCGTCGTCGAAATACAGCCCCCGCATGGCGTCGTAGTTGTCGGCACCGAACAGGCGCAGGCGTGATCCGTTGGGGTAGTCGATCCGCAGCTCGCTTTCGTTGACCCTGATGCCGGGAATCGGTGCGCTGTAGAACTTGGCATAGTCCCAGGCGATGGCCTTTGCCTGGCTGTAGAACGGCGCGATGTAGGCGCAGCGCGTGTCCGGCTTGTTCGATGTCATCGCGGTGCGGATCAGATCGTTGACCACGCCCACGGTTTTGCCATAGCGCCGGTGCGCCACGATGCAGGCCCAGCGTTCTGTCCGGCGGTGATACGCCCGCATCTGGTCGCGGGGCGTGTAGGGAATTTCAACTACCGGCATCGCGCCATTGGATGATCAACGGCCCGCCGCCTTCGCCCGCATGTTCAACGCTTTGCTTCGGCGTTCCGTGGGCGCGATCCTCGCTGTCCTTGAAAAGCCGCAGGTTGTCGCCAGTGATGACGTCCGCCGCGTCCATTTCCCCCGCCTCGACCTTTTCCATCAGACGGATAAGTGCGGCAGCGCGCAGTTTGGCTGAAATCTCTGCCGCCTGTGCCTCTGCGCGCAGGGTTTCCGAGGTTTTGCCGCGCGGGTTATTTACATCGCCCGGCTTGAACCGCGTTTCCGGCGATGGGTTCGGGTTTCCCTTCGCCATGCGTTTGTCACCGCCCGCCTTCGCGGTGGTGCTCCTGTTGGGGGTGGGGTGAAATGCGAAACGCCCGCTCATTTCTGGCGGGCGCGGTTCGTCTCGATGATGTAATTTGCGCATACAGCGCCGGGTTTGTCAACGGGTTGTGGTTACTTTGAGTTACGGCATCACGGCGTAGTTGTATCTGACCGAGGGCCACTCGACGGTGACGATGCGCGCCATCATGTCTTCGCTCGTTCTCGCGTCGAAACGCACCATCGGCCTGCGGGCGTTTGCTTCACGCATCAGCTCCTCGGCAAATGGCTTGAGGTTTTCCCCTGCGACACGCCCAACCTCGTGCGCCAACCTCGCGCAGATAGCCTCATAGCGATCCTTGTCGGCCATGAAGTGGTCGAA